TATCTACAACTCCGTTAAATATTGTTTGTGCATTAGTAGTATCTACATTAAATACTGGTGTAGCGTCTGCTTGGTTTACTTGGAGTATTGAGGTTGTGTTTGCTGTAGGGGTGATAACTAAAGCACCAGTCATGGTGTCACCACTAACTGAAACATATTGAGGATGGTCATCGTGTGAAAGACCAGTTAAGCCACCATGATCTATTGCTGTCCAACCGCCTGAAAAGAAGAAATAAAGCATAAACTCAATCAACACCCACAACATCCAACCCTCTTCTGGTTCTGATCCTACCCAAACTTCACCATCCCATTCGTAAACATGATCGTACTCCCACCCCTCAGCATCACCGTCAGCAATATACCTATCACCAACCTCTGGGTCTACTGGTAAACCTTCTTCTGGATCCCAAAAATCTATTACCGGTGGAATTAAATCACTAGCAACCCTTATAGCATCAAGCTTCTTTTTTGAAAGTGGATTGAAAATTAGTTCTGTGTCTGGAGCTGGCATTAGAACACCTCATTGTAAATTCCATAAGTAAGAGCTGTTCTACCAGTCCAATTTGTTTCGTAATTATCAGATCCTTTAACATACCTATACTCTTGAGTTGTAGTGTTTTCCTTCAAAATATACCACTGACCAGACCTTCCAATAAAACCATAATATCTAATTAAATTTTCAGCATCTTTATCTGAAACATTATATTCTCTAGTTAAATCGTCTTGACCTTCTTTCCTAGTTCCACCTCCTCCACCAACAGTCACAGCCATCTCAGCAACCTTTTTAGAGATAATATTTCCAAGTTTTTCATAATCAATCCCCTTTGAAGCTTTTGGTATTAACTTGGCAATCTTCTTATAGTCAATTTTCTCTTGTGTAACCCTTACACTTGGGGCTGGAATAATAATCTTCTCAGATTTTGGAGATTCTACATTGATAGTAGGATCTAGCTTGAGTTTTTTAACTTCACCAGTAAGTTTATCTATTTTTACATTAAGAGCTTTTAATTGGGCTGTTGGCTGATTAGTTACACGAATATTTTTAGATGACTCTTTAGGCTTAGGGAAATTAGAAATCTCAAATGAAGCCGGATAAGGTAAAGGGTCTCTTGGTTTTGGAAAATTACTTACTTCCATTGTAGTAGGTAATTTGAAGCTTTTAAGCCAGTTTAATACAGATTTTTGTACAATAGTTGATTTCTTTAGCTCTTTTTCTACCCTCTTCTGATTTGAGACAGTAACAATACCATTCACCTTTTGTACTTTAGGGAAATTAGCTACCTTAGCTTTGAAGGTATGAGCCCTCAAAGAAGTAACAATTCCAGCTCCGGTATTGAAGATTGTGTCTTGAATGTTTTTTACTATTTGTCTTATTAGTTTGAAATCCATAATCCTCCTATAGCGGGTTTAAGTTATATCCCTGACTTGGATTTATCTGATATTTATGATTTATTCCCCAAGTATCTGTTTTCATATAGGTCCAAGCGAATACCCCTGGTTTGGGAGACCTTGTTGGTCTGCTACAGCTGGGTTAAATCCCCCAGCTCCAGGAATACCACCGGCACCAGGCACAGGAGGCAACTGAGGTTGCTTCATAATATTAAGTTCTTGTTGGGCTTGAATATGCTTTAAATGTTTCTCAACATATTGAGTTAAAGTTTTTTCAACCTCTTCTGGTAGTCCCTCAATATCCCCAAAATAAACATTGGCAGAGATAATTAAATCTTCATGAGCATCTCTAATTTTAATCTCAGGTAGTTGACCTCTCTCAATCATAATAATGTCTTTTTCGGATTTCTCATCAATAGAAGTAATCACATTTTCAACATTGTCCATCTCTGGAGTAGCGTCAATAAGAGCCTCTACTAATGGGGTTACATTTACTTGAACATCTCCTTGTGAAGCTTGCTCTACACCCTGCAAGACTGTAATTGTGTTTTGGATAGATGCTTGCCTGGAAGCCGGGGTCTGTTTTTGAATCTTCTCGGAATTTACAGTAACGATAAAGTTAGCTCCAACTCTTTCAGGATCAATAGTAATTAGTTCAGACACGCCTCTCTTTCCGGTAACTGAGAAGGATTGCTCCTCGGTAACATACTGAGCATTAAGCTCTAGGAAGTGTTCTCCAAGTTTCTTTAGCACCTGTTCACCGAATAAGTCGATAATCATCTTCATGTTGGTATCAATATTTTGATCAATTATTTGAGCTCCCCTGGCTGTCTGGTTAATTTGACCAGCAGCACTTGCAGTTCCAGAAGAGTAAAGAGATCCAATACCACCAGCTTTTTCTATCTTTAGATTGAGATTTTCAGCCATTCCAATAGCAGAGCGTGTATTGTCTTGAGTCCTAATTTGTTGAATTTGGTTAGAATCACCCATAACGCGGATAACTCCATCTGGTCTCTTCCTAAACTGCCAGTCAGGAGTCTGTGAAGCGGCTGAGCCAGCTATCCACATGTCAGAGTTAACTTGACGGATGTTTGTCATGGTTTGGTTCAATATCTCGGTAGAAGCGATCTGGAGGTCTCCTACGATGTCCACCAAAGCTAAACAGTGATACTCATCATCTTCTGGGAACGGTGCAAACTCAATAAATGGGTAATGACCATGCCAATAAGGTGAAGTTGTGTCTGTGTTTATAATTGCATTTTTCTTATCATCAGTGTCTACGCCGGTGCCAATTTTTTCAATAGGCATGTAATAAAGCTCACCGTCATTGGTGTGCATACACATCAATGGGACTGAGCCTTGTCTAAAAGTCCAATCATCATTAGCGTCAGTATCTAGGGCTTTATCGTGTTCATATTCAAGTAATTTGGAAGTAACACCAGATTTCTTTAGGTCATCAAGAAAATCTTTACTCCAGTATGGCTCTTCGTCTTTTTCTTCAAGAGACTCATTCTCGTCAAGCATTTCACCAACATTTTTATCTACCAACTCAATAATATAAGACTGATTATAAAGTGAAGGAATGTTTCTATTTGGAACCAGGATGTTGTTGTAGCGAATAAACTCAGCATCAGCCCTATTGGTGATGTCTCTTAAAATCTTTCTGCGAGTCTCTTTTGTTTCTTCTTGATCATTAGCCTCTTTGTCTTCTCCCACTGCTACTGTTGATCCTGGGACTGCCCCATCATGTTCGGCACCTTCCATTGTGGATCCATCTGGCATGGTATGTTCTACGGCACCATCAACTTCTTTAACAACAGGAGTAACTTCTTTAATCTCAACAGCTTTTTCATATTTCCAACCAGTTTTACAATATCCCTTTCCAGCTAAATAAGCTGAGAAGTACATTCTGTAAAATAGGGTGGTAGTCATCAATTCGCCAACTTCCCAGTTTACGAACTGCTGATTAACCTCACGGGTTTCAACGTCAGCTCCATGGCGGACATCCAAACGGATAGCACTCATGGTTGGATTGGATCTGGATAAATAGTTGCGAACAAGAGGGAAAACTTGAGGGTCTACTAAATTATAGTCCCACTCATAGTTATCATCAACATTGAGAACTCCCTTGTAAAGATTTTTGTTTACCTCAACTCTATCAAAAGCATCTTGGTTAATTTCCTTGCACTTTTTGTATTTTCTTCTGATAACGTCTGGTTTGTTTGGTTTTACTTGCTCTTCTGCCATATACCTCTAATATTAAAGTTTATTTGCTCTCTTTGTGACTCTTATTCCTCTTTGTATATCCTGCAACAAATAAAGCTGCCTTGAGTCGTACATCTTCTAAAACTCTCATATACTGTCTCCGACTTAGCTTAACTACATGTGCAAAAGAGCCATGATCTATTTGATAACCATTATCTCTTAATATCTGGAAAATAAAGATTAATTTCTCTCTACCCTCCAAATTACAAAGAATCTGGATAACCATCTCTTCATACTCAAGGTTACTCTCTAGTCTTTTCTTTTCTAGCGAGTTATCCCCAGGGTCATAAGACAGATTACCATCTTCAACTTCTTTTTCAAGTTGAGAAAAATTTAATGACACGGGCACCATGTCACTAATTCCTTTATGTATTTTTATTCTCTTCTCCCCCATCTGTTCCTTTCTTTACCAGCTTTCCCTCTTTTACCTCAAAAGGTGCAGTAATTTTTCTACGAATATCAGATTTTAGTTCAATGGAATTTCTATTCCTAGAACCATCTG